ATTCTCCTGCAACATCCATAACCTTGTCAAAGATGCCACTTAAACGCTCGTCTGTTTCTAGAACGCCCATTAAATAATCTTGTTCTTCTGTGTCTAAAGACTGCCCTAATACATAGCCTGTGTAGTCTTCTTCCATTTCTGAGTCTGGAAGCTGTGAAGCTTCTACAGCAGCCATCTCATCTTCTGGGATGTTGTCGTAGGTATCTTCAGGCATGCCTTCTTCCATTTCAGGTGGAACAAGCATAGAGCCTTCAGCGTACTTCATCATGCCGCCTTTGTTTTGCGGAACCAACTTAGTATCACCCGCTTTAAGTTCCAGTGCAATTTCTCTTTCAGGGGCATCTGGATCTAAAGGCTTATACATATATGAAGTTTTGCCTTTTTTAGCGTTTTTTATTTCTTCACTGAATCTCATGTCAAAGTTTTCAGCTTCTAAAGTTTTAGCATCTTTTTCAATTTCTTCTGACATTGGAGCTTCAACTGATTTTTCAGTTTTGTCTTCGTCTGCAAAAAGCAATACTCCACCTGCTCCTGCTACAATTCCTACTCCTGTTCCTGCTACAATTCCTTGCCCTACTGCTTTTTTTCCTTTTCCAGTTGATGAAATATCAGGAGTATACCCAGACATTAAACTTGGTTTTTCTGTTAAGGCTCTTTTAAACTGAACAATAGTATTTAAAATCCCTTTAGACTTGCCTCCCCCTGCTCCTTGATTGTTTAAATATAGCATAGTTTCTAAAGCTTGAGGGCTTATTGTTTTAAGGCTAGTCCCACTGATTCCTATATTAGCTTGATTGGCTGCTTCGTTTACAATATTTGACTTGTTTGTTGTTAAAGAAGCTACACCGTCAGCACTGTATTTTGTATTTGCCTGTACAGTTGTTGCTAAAGCTTCAGCCATTCTTTGCAAATCAACCGAATCGTAGTCGTCTGTGAGAACTTTAGCCACTCTAGCATCAGCTTTAAGAGGCTTATCTACGCCTTTTACTAGATCTTTTATAATGCTTTGGCCTTCTTTAGACTTAATAAAATAGTTAACAAGTGAAACGCCAGAAGCGTAGCCTTCACGGTCATCCATTTCACCGCCCATGCTCCTGCGGTTGCGAACTTCTTCAAGAAGACCCGCACCAGAATCTTGAATAGTCTGTTGCTTGTTTCTTCGTTCACTTGAATCAAGGGCTTCTGCATCTGCATCCATTTTTTGAAACGCTTCGGCGCGGGTTTCTGAGCTAAAACTATTTTCAATATCACGGCGATGTCGAGCTACGTTTTCTAAAGCTTCAGAATTGCCTTTGTATTTTTGTTGGGCTGCGTCTAAATCAGCGTTTAATTTTATAAACTTATCAACATCAGACATTTCAGCTCCACCACCTTCGTCATACGAGCCGCGCTTCTTTTGCATTTGCATTCTGTAACGCTTATCGTCAGCGGTTTCGCCACCCATGTTATACATTTTATTCATAATTAAGAACCTTCTGTTCGTTGTTTAGCTTCGCCAACTTGGTCTTTAAGCTGCATTAAATTAACCAGAGAACTCACTTTCCCCTGCTTGCGGAACACTTCCAGTTCCAATGTTGCCACCGCCAGTCCCTGTAGCTCCAAGTCCTTGAGGTTGTTGAGATGCTCCTTGAGCGCCTCCCATAGCTCCTTGTTGCTCGTCAGGGGTGACAACCTCGCTGCCATTTGCTTGTCCAACATTTTGCGCTCCTATGATCTGTGCCATGATTGCAGCTTCTTCAGGATCGTTGAGTATCTCATCAGGATCTAAGTCTAAACTGTATGCAAGTTCACTAACAATCTTAGAGATTTTAACAAACGGTGCAATAGCGGGGTTCTGTGCGGTTTGTAAGAACATGGTCAAACGCTGACTACGAACTTCTTTTTGCATTAGGCTGTTAGTACCCATTGCGTTAATTTCTAAATCGCCTTCAATATCTAATTCGCCTTCAAAGAACTGCATGTTCCACTGGTAATAAGCTTTACCTAAAGGCTTCAACAAGAAATCATCTACGTTCTTAACAACTGTTTTAATATTAAGACTTGCTGCACCTAGAAGCATCGACATACCTGACGCTGTACGAGTCATGCTCTGTACGCCTGTCTGTCCATGCGAGTAACTAGGTATTCCGGTCTGCTCATCTGCAAGCTGACGGAACTTATCAAACATTTGTAAGTTTTCTTGCGTAGTGTTAGGGAACTTTAAGCCGTGTATTGACTGACCTTGCATTCCTGACTGTCGCCTAAAGACTTTTCCGGGATATATTTCCATTGACTGCCCGCCAACTAAAGCAGACTCGTCTACGTCAAAGACTATAGAGCCTGACAACGCTAGGTTGTCTATTGCCATACGTGCGTGTCCGTTCATTATCTGTTGAGAGTCATCCATATTTTCAGCAACGCCAATACCGAAGAAAGAATAAGGATTACGCTCGTAAGGAAAGGCATTGTATGGGAGTCTGTACGGAGTAAATGGATTAACAACGCCACGTAACAGCTTACCATTACTAATCCATGCATTAACTTGTACTTCATCTAGGTCATCCACTTCATCAGGGATGTCCATGCCTGCTTCTCTTGCGTATTGAGCATCCATGACTCCCCAGTATTCTAAAACTTCAAATAAACCACTGCCGTAGTCTTCATTGCGGTGATCATCTTTCAATTCAGACTCGTAGTCTTTCTCAACGTAGTTTGATCCCATCGTTAAGCACTCACGAATCTGATCTTTGCTAAAATGCGGAAGTTTAGCTAGGTTTCTAAGCTGTGATCGGTTTAATTTATGTCTATGAAACGTGTATTCGCACTCTTCAATAGTAGTAGCATTGGGATCGGGAAAGAAATCCCAAATAGAAACAAACTCAATGCGCGGAACACGAACAGATAGCGGATTGTACGTTCTTTCGCCTGTCTCTTCGTCTTTTTCCCAACGACTAAGTGTTTTGTTGAAGTTAAACGGGCCTTTAACAATACCTGTACCAAACAAAGCAGATTCAAATAGCGCATTACGTAGTTCAGAAGACCCGTTAGACTCTTCGATCTGATCGTGTATAAGTTTCTGCATTAAACGTGCTGCATCTTTAGCAGGAGCTATTTCTAAAACTTGTGGATTTGGATGTACACCGTCTTTAAATTCAAGTTCTGCTTCTTTTATTGCGTCTTCAAAAGCATTTTCACCTGTTGAGAAAGTTGCTCCTGCTTTCAGTACTCTTCCGTCACCTTCGTAGCCTACGTCAAAGGGGTCTAGTGCTTTTTCTTCTGCTGTTTCTGGTTCTTTGGCTTCTGGTTCGCTTGTTTCAATGTTAGGAGCCATGTCTAGGTGTCTATATGTTGACACACCTTCCGGTATTTTTGTTTCTTTAACACCAATAGGGAACTTACCTGTTCCGAACATTACATCTACTAACTGACCAAATGCTGCAATTACTTTAGTCTTTGTAACTTTGATAAATACTCTAGACTTTTCTGACTCGCGGAACTTTACGTTCTTACCATAGAGTCCACGGAAGTTGTGATAGGCTTGTAGCCATCTAGCTTCATCTGATTCTCTTGCTGACTCTGCTTGTGCAAAGCGATCTTGAACTAAACCTACAAACTGAAGACGAATGGATTCCTCAAGCGTTAAGTCAAGACCACTTTCGCCCTCAACAGCTTCAAAGTAGATCTCACCCGCGTTTCCAAATAATCCGTCTTTTTCGTTAGCCATGTAATTTCCCTACATTATACAGAAAAACCTGCCGTCATCCGAAGAATCAGGCAGGCGTAGTACTTAGTTTTATAGTGCTTGGAACTGAACAATGTACTTAACAGTTGTTGCAGCAGTAGCTAGATCAGCTCCAATAGGAGTTAAACGAGCATGTAGTGTACGATTAGCAGCAGAGTACAAAGTGCTTGCAATTACAATAGCTTCTGAAGTAGCGGGGCCACCTACAACACCTGCGGTTACAGAGGTAGTTACAAACTGGTTAGCTGCATGTCCGTGTGAATCTTTAATAAGATACAAAGGAGCATTAGCAGCCCAAGTTACAGCAGCACCACCGTCATCTAGAATAGCTTCAGTAGCGATAATCTGCCCACCACCCGCAGCCGTACCCAGACTAAAGTCTACGTCATTGCCGCTACTACCGCCTGTTACAATGTTACCCGCAGGGATAGCAATCAAGTTACGGATGATTGTTCCGGCAGGTTGCACAAAAGAAACGTCAGTGTGAGTGTCATCAGTTACTGCAATAGTAGCTGTAGTTACTTCTGTTTGTGCGCCAACGCGCTCTGACAGAAGACGAACGTCTGAGGCTATTGCCCCATCGTTAATGTTTTTACGGATGTTTACTTGACCTGTAGCTGTTGACATAATTTCTTCCTCTTTTTATTTTAGTTTTTTTTAGTTTTTTTAATATCCAAAAGTTGAGTCCATCGGAGAATAGATTCTCTCCCTATGAAATTGTCGCATTTGATTCAACGTATCATTTATACGTGGCCTAGACATAATCAAATACCTAAGTGCGTCATAAGCATGGTCAGGCGCATGTGTATCTACATCTTCTGGGTTGCGTTTATCCAGAGGAATACTTTGCAGTTCGCGTATCAGGTTAGGGCATGTGTTCAGTATCTGTATTTTGGGCCTACCGCTTTGCATGACTTTTAAGTATTCGTGGATTTGTATCTTGCCTTGTATTCGGTTCTTATCTGCTCTTCTGAGCTTGTGTCCGGCTCTCTGAAGCGTTTCACCGATTGTTGGGCCTGTAGTACCTGTTCGACTCCAACACGCTGTATCAAGCACTCCTTGGACGCTGAAGGGATCTCCTAACTCCATGTTAGTAATTAGGCTTGCAAGCTCTGTACCTAATAGTCCTTTCTGGTATAACTCTCTGTATATTATCAATGTGCCGTCACTTGGGTCTACTGCTCCCCAAACGCAAGCACTCTCTGAAGCGTAACCGTAATCTATTCCTTTGACCCGTTCCCAGTGCAATGGAATCTCAAACGGTGTGATAACATGTAGCTGTGGTACAAACTCTGTGAATGCTGCACCTTCTGCAACGTCCCAGTTGCCGTCTAAAAGCTGTTGTCGCTGTGTTGGCGGCAGAGCCTGTAACATCTTCTCGTATCTTCCGTCATGAGCTAAGAACGGATTGTCCTGCAATCTAGCAGGTATGAACTTTCTTGTTAGACCGTCTGCGCCTTCAAAAGATGCGTTGGGTGGCGAGGGGTCTATGTAACGCTTCTTAACCCATGTAGCTCCTGTACCGCCCGGATTTGCTGTACAACGCATATACGGGATAATCTCTGAATCAGTGGTACGAAGTCTTGAAGCTAAGTAGTTCCAAGCAAATTCTGTGGGCAGGTGTGTGATCTCATCAAATCCTATCCAACTGTATGCTTGTCCCTGATACCTATATACATCTGCATCACGTTCCAAGAAGCCAAACTCAATCTTAGCGCCACTTGGGAAGTTCCAAAGCTTCTCCACTTCTTTATATCTACACCCCGGAAATGCTTTCGGGTACAACTCTCTACTCTTGTCTATAAGCTCTCTAAGTTCTGGCATAGAGCGTCTTATGATTAGGCCCCTGTGAGCGGGCCTGTGAGCGTATCTAAGCGGGTCTACGAGCATGGCATAGGACTTACCTCCCCCTGCTGCTCCACCGTACAGAACGTCTGTTTCTGCGGCTGCTAAGAAGTCTTCCTGTGGGCCTTCGTTGGCCTTGAAGATTATGTCTTCTTTTACTTCGTCTGCCAGAGCATTTGGTAGCTTGTTTAGATCTTCTTGCTCTGTTATGTTTGAAGTAGCAGTACCGTCTAACTTGTTTAAAGTTTTGGTGGTGGTGCTTATTGACTTCTTGTAGCTTTCTACTTTAGCTTGTGCTGCTTTGAGCTTCTTTTGTTTTTCTCTGACAGCCTTTGTTGCGTCCATCTTTGCTTTAGTTCTAGAATGATAAGTATAACCACGGCCTTTAGATCCTTTTGCGCGTCCTGATTTCTTACGCGGTGTACCGTCTACTTTGAGTACAAACTCTCCGGATTCATCTTTGGCGTAGTTGTCGGGATTTAGTTCCCAGTCTAGTTGTTCAGTCATATCTTTTGTCTGCTATCTTCTTTAAACCCATGTGGCTAATAGTTCGCCCTGTCTTGTGTTCTAAGAATATCGCAGCTTCGCGTAAACTGAGTGTTTTCTCTTTGATCATTACGATCATCTTGTCTAGTTGTTCGAGTTGTTCTGGTATTGCTGTTAGTAACTCTACGTTACCTTCGTCTAGCTTATAACCAAATGGAATAGTACTGCTAGATCTCCTCATAATTTCCTTCTATGACGGTTTCTTGTTTAGCGGGTAAAATAAACAGACCGCCATTGGTATTGACAGTTACATCGAGGCGATCTGTTTTACCCAAGCCTACGCGGTCTAAGATGGTCTGTGCTGCTTGTATACGCATGTTTGCTTGCGGTATAGGCTCTGAGCTATCCATTATTGCTACGAGCTTCATAGCGGCTTTAGGGGCGCTCTGAGCCAAGATGTTTGTTGCTAGGTCTAGGATCTCCGTCTTCAAAGACTTCACAACTGCATTCGTGCTTGATACAGCATATCCTGCCATCTCTGCTGCTCTTTTTGGATCACCTCCTGCTTCAGTTAAGTAACTAAGGAAAGCTTCCTGCTTTGTTGTTAATTCTTTTTTGTTTGTCATGTACTCTATTATACACCTGTATTGCAGGTTTGTCAAGCTTTATATTCCAAAAAGGTATAAATAAATATACGAAATGTCTTGACAAAACGTGATTTCAGGTGTATAATAGATATTAAGCCCACCGGGGTTATATAGTCATTCCAGCCACTGTTATTCAGTGTTTCTAATAATAGGTTTTGTATAGTATTAGGAACAATTCTAATAAGGACTCATTCCTAATAAGTCGATTAGCCCCTTGCAAGGCTAATTGCTATAAAGTAGATTAGCCTTGCAATGGGGCTTTGACATAGATGAGACACTTTAAAGACTTTAAAGCCTGCCGCGCCAACTGGTATACATCCCCTTTTCCCCCAAAATGTATAACATTGTGTATATATGGGGGGGAGGGGTACTGGCCACCTGCCCCACCCTAAAGGCCCTACATTTTATAAGGGTTTTACAGGCGGAGGTCAGATTCCCTAGCACAATTAGACTTCAAAGCCTACAAAAACTTTAAAGTCTAAAAAGTCTGGACAACTGGTGTACAAACTGGTAGGACTTCGAAGACTTTTAAAGTTTAATAGCTTTAAACTATAAAGGCTCCACAATTCATAGAGTTATGTAATACAGCCCCAGAATCTAAAAAGACTTCAAAGATTAATTAAAATTATATTGACAATCTTTAAAACCTCTGAAATTGATCATTTTTTAACCAGTTCAACTATTGGCACAATCGCTGTCAAATCCAACACAATGTACCTATTAGCCTTTCTAAGCCACTATCTAATCCCCGATAGTACGCCCTTTCTTTTGAGCAATTAAATCTAGCGCAATGCTAGGCCGCTCTCTGTCGATTTATCAATTCAAAAAACCACCCAAAAACCACCCAAAAAATTACCTATATAAAGAGTAGGCGTATCTATTTGCGACATCTTATCTATTAACGACATTGGGATTTTGAAGTCTTATAATTTACTTATAAAATTAATTTACTTTTATTTTGCAAAAAAGTTGTACTTTGATAAAACAGGTGTTATTGTTACCCAACTTACTTAAATCTAAATAACTTTAAAGGAAATACCGACATGACTATTTTAATATTGAACGAAAAAGCTTTTGCAGCCAAATTTATTACAGCTATTAATAACACTTCTAAAATGACTGAGGCTCTCGCTGAAGTCTGCCCACTATGGATAGATGATAAAAATTCAGATGCGAAAGAAGCTCTTGAAAATTTTTATGATAAAATAAAGCATAGCCCTAAAGCAATTGCCAAATTTAAGCAACAACTTAGCATCGCGTCTAAAAAAGTCAGGAAGGCTAATGGCATTGAGAAGCCTGCCGGATTGCGAATAAACAAAGAAGGCATTCTGGAAGACGCGCCCATGCGTAACAGTTCACCTTCGAAGGCCGGAACTGGCAGTGGTGATGGTGAAAGTACGGGTGAAAGTGATAGTACTACGACAGAATCCGCAAAAAGCGCCCCCATGTTTGATAAGATCGCATTGTTGTCGTCAATCAAAATTCTGGACGCGCTAATCGCCAAAGAGTCCGATGAAAAAACGCTTGAAGGCTTGCGATACACCCTCTATGTCCTGATAACTAATGCGGAATCCGCTCAATAAAAAGACTACCATATAGCCCGTTATACATTAGCGGGTTTTATTGGTAGGCTTTAAAGCCTTATAATTATTATAAAATACTTGGAGTATTTAACATGCGCAAATCTAGACGAAAAAATATCACCCATTATCTGGCGGTCGCTTGGATTGCTGTTGTTAGCGTTGGAATTGCCTTTATTTTTGGTGGTTTGCTTTATTCTATGGCTACTCAAGGCCAATATTTATAATTATTATAACTAATCGGAGTATTTTTATGAAATATGAAAAATTAAACGCTTTATTGGATGCCGATCATGCGCGACATGTTCAGCAGATCCACACGTTAGCGCATAGAGTGGGCGAACTTGGTGACTATGCCTGCGACCTGCTAATGTATGGTCGCGATACGCCCGCAATAAGGGAAGCTCTGGACGCTCTGCGGGATCTTGAAATAAAATTATTGGAGTCATTGGAATCATGATTAACTGGCATGCGGAAACGATGGAACGCTTTAAAGACGTATCAAACGATACTCTATGCTATATAATTTTAGATTGTAGGCGGGCGATTTCGGCCATGCCGGACAATCCAAAGGCGGGCCAGTATATGGATGAAATCCATTATGCGGGCATGGAATTAAAAGTGCGGGGCGTAAGATATATAGCGCCTAATTAATATTTATAATTATTATAAGGAATAAAATTATGTTTGACATTTACTGCGCCCATTGTGGCGAACCGTGGGAACAAGACATGCTTCACGATGTGGAAGGCATGAATTACATGCAAGCCGCGAATGCTTTTAAGTTGCAAGGCTGTATGGTTTTCAAGATACTGCGACAGCGCATTGAGGGTGCAGGTAGTATCTGCAAAGCTGATCGGGTTGTTAGTGACAATGAGTTGGCAGGTATTAATGCCGCGCACGATCAGAGCGACTACCCTGAAGAGTGGGATTATTATATGGCGCGTATGATATTTACAGGTGAAGGTGATCTAGATACTTTTTTATAATTATTATAACTAATCGGAGTAATACAACATGAAATTATTATCAACTAGTGCAAGCAATACCAAAATTGCAAAGACTCAAAAAGCTGAGAAGATCCCAACGCGGGTCGCGTCATTGTCGCTCTATCCAGATGACATTATCTGCGCGGGTAGCAAGGCGGCAGGATGTCGGGAGGCATGCCTAGTAACTGCGGGCATGGGTGTTTTTAGTAATGTAGCGGCAGGTCGTAAGGCAAAGACGGATTGGTTTCACGATGACCCATCGGGTTTCTTGAATCAACTGCGAAAAGAGCTAGGCAACTTTTCTAAACTTTGTAAGCGCAAGGGTTCGGCAGGTGTGGTGCGACTGAATACCATTAGCGACATCGCATGGGAAAATTTTGGGATACCGCAAGCGTTTCCAGACCTGAGTTTTTACGACTACACAAAACGAGTCCACAGAATCGGTAAGACTCCGGCCAATTATAAATTGATGTTCAGCTATTCGGGCGTAGCTACCTATAAAAAGCAGGTCGATAGATTGCCGGACGGATACCCAATGGCCGTTGTGTTTAGTGGTGATCTGCCTACGCATTTCATGGGTCGCAAGGTTATTGATGGTGATAAAAGCGACCTCGATAATCTGCGCGGTGGGCATGTGGTGGTAGGGTTGTCAGCAAAAGGACGGGCAAAGAAGGATACCACTGGTTTTGTGGTCAACTCAAACCTAATCGCAGTTGGCGGTTAGAATTATAATTTAATTATAATATTGGAGTATTAAAATGAGCAAATCAATACTGGTTGCAGTCAAGCATAGCTATGGGCGCAAGGTTATCTATCCTGCGTGTAATAACGCAGAGACATTCGCCAAGATAGCAGGCACCAAGACATTAACACCGGAGGCACTGGCCTTGATCGAACAGCTAGGCTACACCATAGATACTATCACACCAGATTGGAGAGATTGATATGAAAGATTTTATATTCCATTTTGATTCGGGCGGTTGGAATACCGTGATGGCCGACACATTAGCGGAAGCACAGGCTAAAGTGAAAGCTGAGTACGGCGATCATCCAAGGCTACGCCCTAACATGAGGTCAGTTAAGGTGATATCGCCAGAGGAACTTCGTAGTTGGTACAGGTTGTTTGATTGAGAGTTCCCCTCTGGGAATCCTTATAATTATTATAAATATTGGAGTGTTAAAATGAGCATGATGTCAATTGATCTTGTACAAGTTTACGACAAAGGTAGGGTAGTACCCATGTATCATGTGCATGGTGTAAGTAAAGAAGCTTGGGCGGCTCACGAACCTATAGCTAATAGCTATTACGTGGGTCAGGACAATTACGGTAGTCCATTGTTTATGTCATATGAGTCAGCACTCAAGGCATTGATGTTAGTCGGGTGATTAAACTTAAAATTGGAATGGTATTAGCATGAAAGATTTAGAGATTAAACAGATATCCTATGAGCAAACAAAAGATTTAATTTTAAACGTGCATTATGCAGGACGGATGCCTTCTATTTCTTTTGCTTATGGTTTATTTAAAGACAATAAAATCATTGGCATTGTCACTTACGGATCACCTGCGTCACCTTTTCTATGCAAAGGGATTTGCGGAGTTGAATATAAACAAGATGTCATTGAGTTAAACAGGTTAGTGCTGATAAACAACGAGAAAAACGAAGCAAGCTACCTTATAAGTAACTCGCTAAAGCTGTTACCGAAACCTAAAATAGTAGTTAGCTATGCCGACACCGCTCAGAACCATTGTGGCGTAGTGTATCAAGCTACTAACTTTTTATTTACAGGCACAACCAAAGGGAGGACAGACCAAGCGTCCGCAAACGGAAAGCATAGTAGACATAGTTTAGGAGACAAGCAAAACAGGGTTTACAGGAGTCCAAAACATCGGTATGTTATTTTTGTTTGCAGTAAAAAACAAAAGAAAATGTACATAAAATCGTTAAACTATGCGATTCAACCTTACCCAAAAGCATTAATGTTAGGCGGGCAATCAAACTTAAAATTGGAGAAGTGAAATGAATAACTTAATGCAGGAACTAGACGTAGTAATAAAGAAATATCTCGATGATAGAATTCAAGTCGATGTGAATTATCGAGAGAGTTTTATTCGGAAGCTGAGTGAGAAAGCTGATGCTCTAAAAGAAAGAGCGCATGGAAACGAGACAGTAGCGGTGCGGGATGCTAATAGAATTGCGACATTAGAATGGAAGCTAAACACTGCATTGGAATCTATTGATACTTTAAATGCTAGAGTCAGTGAACTACAAGATGATAGTGGTGCTGAGAATAACGAAGCTTTAATAGAAGACATGGTAGGTAGACTAGTTGATGAAGCAGTAAGCAACCTAACATTCACTACAACAGCGGGGTACTAGATATGTGGGCAGTCAACTGGACAGAGCAGGGGTGTACGGAGTACGCCAACACTTTAGAAGACGCGCATAAGATTGGACAGCGCGGTGGTTTATTTTATATAATAACTTTTTTAGGAGAAGCAAATGATAACAGCTAGGAAGGTGCAGTTCTTTGGGACTCATCCAAAGTTAGTAACAGGCAAGTGGTATAACTCGCGGGAGTATTCAGAGGCCAGTGGCACAAGCATTGGCAGGATAAATGCTAGGCTCTATCGCTACGGTAAGATGACAGATGAACTGTTGTTACCGCCGATGGTAGTACCAACGCCACTGAAGCTGAGTACAGAGTCAGAGATACTTATGGACAAATGGCTTCGAGTACCTCTAACTAAAATAGATCCAGACTATAAGGAGTATGGAGCATGAAAAAAGCAATGGATTTAGATCAACCAGTACATAACTACAAAGTTCTTATGTCTGAATTGTTGGGCTATTATATAACGATACCTGCGGCTAGTCCTGAAGAAGCGCAGGCGTATGCCAACGACACTAAGATGCGTAAGAACTATGTCAAGTCTGAGATCATGGTGGTTGAGACAACACCTGTGTCAGCAGAGTTGATAGTCAAGGAAGAAGCGGTGCAGGATGAGGGCTGAGTGGTACTTTAAAGTCCTTTTAAACCTTGATTAGATCTTATGAGAATGTTTATAAAGATTACTCATAAGATCTAATATTAGCTTAGTTGACTTTGGAACCTTATAAGGATTATAATGCAGGTTCAAATGTTGTCAACCTCAAATCAAACTTAATTTTTGGAGATACAAAATGAATAATATTACACCGATGTTTGCAAACAACACAGCACTCACAGCCATAAGAGATGGAGGTTATGGATCAGCCGACTTTGATATAGGTGTCACGCCTTTGATGTATAATCTAGGGGAGGGGGCGTATGTAAACTATCAAAGCTCCAAGTCTGTTATCTATCGCACCGATACTGGGGCTGAGTTAGGTATTCACGGCCACAAGTATGCACCTGTTGCACCGAAGCATCTGATTGATGTTACCCGCAATATCATTGAGCGGTCTGACCTGTCTATTAATAACATGCAGGAAACAATCAGGACATCTCATAACGGGGCGCGTGTGTTCGTCAAGTACACTTTGCCAGAGCATACCTACACCACCAGTGACGGTGACAGCGCATCTCTGAGCCTGTTATCTATCTCATCTACCGATGGCACATGGCCGTTGATGATCAGTGCGGCGGCAATACAGATGGCGTGTACTAATCTTCAGGTATTTGTGGGCGGTGAGGTGGCTGTATATAAAGCCAAGCACACTCAGTCACTAGACATTGAGCGGGGCGGTAGGATTATCACCAAGTCTTTGGGGGTCTTTCACAATGAGCGTGACCTCTGGCAGAAGTGGCACGGTACAGACTGCAACATGGAGACTGCCTTCAGGTTCTTTGCAGAGGCGTTGAAGTGTGGGACGGCTACGTCAGGTCTGTTGGACGGCACAAACAACCAAGTCCATATAGAAAGTAGCATAGCTGAGATGCCTAGACGTAACCTTCAACTAGAATACATCTGGAATATATATAAGAATGTATATTCTAAACGCCTTGGACATAACTACTGGGCGGTGTACAATGCACTGACTGACTGGTCAACTCATGCAAGTGCTTCGCGGGATACAAGCCAAGCTAACATTGCGTCTATCCAGAACGACAGACAGCAGACAGTACGTCAGGCTGTTCAAAGTAATTACTTTATGAAGGCGGCTTAGTATGCAGATACCCTCGAAACCTTTTAGTATAGATTCACTGGCGCATCGAAAGGTGCGCTATATTCTAGACAAACCTAGTCAGCTACAAGATGCAGTGCTAGACATTGTGGCAGGCGAGAAAGCTAAGTGGAGTGTCAAGGAATGGGTGGCAGTTACATCTAAAATAGAATCATCTGACCTAACTGTTGGTGAGTACATCAATAACTTTAATAAAAGGAAAGTAGTATGACTAAGAACTTTGGAGACTATCACCTGAGTTTCAATCTGCGGAACGGTGTAGGTATTGACTTAGAGTTTACTGATAGCAGAGCAGTATGGATTACAATAGCAGACAGTGATAAGTATGAGGCGGCACAGTTTGAAGGCGCAGTAATTTGTTTGCCTTTCTGTGTTATAACATTTGGACAGTGTTTCTTACCAGAGGATTAATGATGAGTGAACGTAAAGATTATTTCTATATGATGTTACGAGATGTCTCGATCAATGCACAGGCATTAGAATCAATACAAGGCTTTGAGCCAAACTGCGATGAGGTAGAGTCTATGGAAGCACTGTATGATGAGATCAGTATACACTTTGATCTACATATGGTGAGTGATTCTAGTCTGTCACCACCTTCTCCAAGCAGAGAAGACTGGCTTCGCTTACAGCGGGAACATCCGGCAATAGTTAAGGAGAATGAAGATGCCTGATACATCTAATTTTAATATAGGTTTAGCAGTGATTGCATTTTCTTTCGGTCTGTTGGGTGGTTCAATGCTGATGGCAATATCAGTCCAGAACAATTGGAGTTATGATGCTGCTCAAACTGAGTGCGCTAGGTTCTCGCCAAAGACAGGTCACTTTGAATGGATACCTAAGAAACTTGAAATCCCTTCAAGGTAGGTGCAACTATGAGTAATGCTACGCATGGTGGCAAAGGAGATAGACAACGTAAGACTAATGCTGACAAGTTCAACAGTAACTTCGATGCTATATTCAGAAAGAAATTTAAGGAGTTAAAAGATGATCAAGAAAGTAAAGGAAATTCTAAGCGGGATCTTCCCCGCGATGGTAGAGTGGGTGAAGACTAATGTGTTGGAGCAATATCCCGCACCACCCGTGAAGGTAAGGATCGCTAGATTCATTGTGATCTTTGGTATCTTCTATGTCCTAACAGTTGTATTACTTTTATTAACATGAGGTGATGTATGTTTGCAGAAAGCATGTCAGGTAATCCTAGTGCCGAAGCTATAGCAACAGCGAAGGCCGCAACAGATGTAGTAGAGGGAAAGGTTCCACTCAGTACAGCATGTTCAATGTATAATGTCAGAGAGCAAGCTGTAATTAAATTCATAATCGACAGCACTGAGTACGACACAGTGGTTAGCATGAGGAAGAAGTGATGATTAGAGATACGCCTTATATAGTTTTAAAAGCGAACCCGTATGATTTTTTAGATGATGAAGCTAGTGATGCAGCAGTAGAGTTCTCTATCTATGATCAGGACTTGAACAGACAGGATCTTCTTGAGCATTTCAGGGCGTTTGTTCAAGCAATAGGGTATCCTGTTTCGGCAACAGAAAGTCTACAGTTTGTAGATCGGAATGAGCGTAGTGCTGTTGAAGATGCTATTGAGCAGTACGCTACAATGCACGGCAACATTTATAAGATGGGGGAGAGCGAATGATGCAAGAAGAAGTTCATATTAAACATGCAATACAGCAGGTAGTTTCATGGCACTTAGCCCGTAACCTTATTCATGGTTCGAGCGACAAGGATCAAGTGCTTAAACTTATACAGGAAGTTGGTGAACTGTCCGATAGTATTTGTAAGGAGCAGTCACCTATTGATGACATTGGAGACATCATGGTTGTGTTAATCAACATCATAGTCCGTAATGGTTTGACGGTTACTGGCTGTTTAAATCATGCTTACAATGACATCAAGGATCGCAAGGGCAAGATGATAGATGGTATCTTTGTCAAGGAAGGAGATATGGACGGCAACAAATAAAGTTGCATTCCAATATTAATTGTGGTAACATCCACATAACATTTTTTAAACCAACAGAAGGAAAGTAACATGGCAATACTACAAGGCACTGCCTACTGGGCAGCAGTAACTACACCTAACACTACGTTTGAGCCAGTGTATACAGTCAACCTCGTTGTGGCTGAAGACGTTGCCGAAGACTTTAAGTCACGCGGTTTCACCATCAAGCAGATGGATGAAGGCCCTGCGGTAGTTGTTAAGCGTAAGGTGAATGGCCCTAACGGCATGGTTCGATCTGCACCAAAGCTAGTGGATAAGTTTAAGAATCCTCTGGATGCGCGTGTGGGTAATGGGTCGGCAGTTAAGGTGCAGTACAAGGAGTGGTCATCCGAATGGAAGGGTACTACCTTTAAGGGATTGGACTTCCAAGCTATGCAGGTTCTCGATCTAATTGAAATAGGGATACCTGATGGTGCAGAGTTCGATGCATTGGATGATAATGATATGGAGGAAGAACTTTAATGGGTACGATTACAGTTGATGAAGTGAACTATGACACGGAGTTGCTTTCTGCGGAGGGCAACGACATCTTAGCTCACTTGATGCAAGCTGACAACGCATTGAAAGAAGCCGCATTAACTATGGGCTTAATGAAAGCGGCAACGGTTCAGCTAATTGATGATCTTAAAACTAACCATCTCACGGAAGAGGCGATAGCAACAGAGGAAGTTGAAGCAACTGAGGAGTAAGGCGTATGCCTTTTGTTAAATACCACTTACCCTGTCACGAATGCGGTGGCAGTGATCCAGTGTCAGTCAATGATGATGACTCTGGATACTGCTTTAGTTGCAGGAAGCACTACCCAAACTATTACGCGGCAGGTGCAGAAGACAAGCCCGACACGGTGCTAGAGTTTGATACGCATAGAAGGAACAGCAAGATGAACGATGATTTCTCTACTAATAAACATGCCGCAGGTTTCCACGAACTGACTGATCGCAAGATAAGTTTAGCGACAGCCAAGAAGTATGGCGTTAAGTCAACGCTTACTTCAAGCGGCAAGATTGATAAGCACTACTACCCTTACTACAATGGACATGAATTAGCAGGTACTAAAGTTCGTAGGCAGAATAAGGACTTTGGTTGGACAGGGAATGCAAAGGAGGTAGGGCTATTTGGAGAGAATCTGTTCAAGGCAGGTGGTAAGTTTATAACTTTAACAGAAGGCGAGTGTGATGCTATGGCCGCTTATGAGTTGTTGGGAAGTAAGTGGCCCGTAGTTTCAGTTAAGTCAGGAGCAGCCGGAGGTATCGGGGATGTTAAGCAGAACCTAGAGTTCCTTGAATCCTTCGGGGCTATTGTAATTAACTTTGACAACGACAAGGTGGGACAAGAATCAGCGAGAGCCGTGGCTAAGTTATTTACCCCCGGAAAAGCTAAGATTCTTAACATGCCCACTGACTTTAAAGATGCTAACGACATGCTTAGAAACGGTAAGCATTCTACCTACGTGTCCTGTTTCTGGGACGCTAAACTCTACACGCCTTCGGGCGTTATGAATCTAACAGATCAGTTTGAAGCGTATAAGAAGCTACGAACTGAACGGAAGACAGCTATACCTTACCCTTGGCACGGCCTGAATAAGAAGCTTGAAGGCTTGAGAGCAGGCGAGCTTGTTACTTTGACAGGCGGTACAGGTCTAGGTAAGTCCAGTGTCACAAGAGAACTGGAACACTGGCTGATCAACAACACCGAAGATAACGTAGGCGTGATCGCTCTTGAAGAGAACTGGTCGCGTACTGCCGAAGGTATCATGGCTGTTGAGGCTAACGCAAAGCTACATCTAGATAGCGTTAAGCAGGAGATAGGTGATGAGATACTGGACAGCACTTACGAGAAGGTCTTCATGGGCGAGAACGCAGGTCGCGTTTGGATACACGCTCATCACGGTGTCAATAACTTAGATGATATCTTTAGCAAGTTACGGTACATGATCATTGGATTAGATTGTAAGTGGGTTGTTATTGATCACTTGCATATGTTAGTTCTCTCTACGCTAGAGCAAGATGAGCGTAAAGGTATTGATCAGATAATGCATCGACTACGCACGATGGTTGAAGAGACAGGGTGCGGTATGATCCTAGTGTCACACCTCCGCAGAGTAGATGGCAACCGTGGACATGAGAACGGAATAGAGACAGGGCTTAATCATCTTAGAGGCTCACAATCTATTGCTCAGTTGTCTGACTGTGTCATCTCCTTGGAGCGTAACCAACAATCAGAAGATGAGCTTGAAGCCTCGACCACTAAGGTTCGTGTTCTTAAATCTAGATACACTGGAGATGTTGGCGTAGCTACTCAGCTAATGTATGACGGTGAGACAGGTAGGCTCAGAGAGTTAGGCGAGTATGATTCATCAGAGTTTGGTGAGGCGATCATATGAGTAAGAAGTGTAACAAGTGCGGAGAGGTTAAGGAGCTTGGGTGTTTCTCTAAGAAGCGGGCCACCCCAAGTGGCCTACGATCTGAGTGTAGAGCCTGTATATCGCTTAAAGGTTCCGCATATCGCCAAGCGCACAGAGAGCGTATTAATTTTAGAAAGCGGGAGTCGGCGCAACGCAACAAAGAAGTCAAGGCGGCCACTAACAAGGCTTGGTACGAAGCCAACAAAGAAAGGCACAGGGCTGCTTCTCTTGCGTGGCGGAAGGCAAACCTTGATAAGGTCAACGAATACGCTGTCGAGCGCAGGGCCGCCAAGATCAAACGTACCGTAGCTTGGGCTAACCGCGAAAAGATTGTTGAGTTTTACGTGGAAGCTAAACGACTACAGGAAGAAACAGGAATAGTCATGCATGTCGATCATATTATACCACTTAGAGGTAAACTGGTGAGCGGTCTTCATGTTGAAACAAATTTACAGATACTTCCGTGGCATGACAATCTTAGTAAGTCCAACAACTTTAAACCATAAAGGCAAAAGAAAATGAGTAACTTTGTATTTGATATTGAGGCTAATGGCCTTGAACCCGACAAGGTCTTTTGCATCGTGGCCTTAGATGTAGACACCAAGAAGGTTCACATGTTTGATAACACTCAGCTAGATGCAGGCTATGATCTTTTAAAGTCTGCTACCAAGTTGATCGGTCACAACATCTTGGGCTATGATCTCCCTGTAATTAAAAGGATTGGAGGACTAGACTTATTCGACAAGAAGATCGTTGATACCTTGGTACTATCAAGGCTCTTTAAACCAACCCGCGAAGGTAACCACGGCTTAGAAGGTTGGGGATATCGCTTGGGTTTTGTTAAAGGTGACTACGGGGAAGCTGAAGATGCTTGGGAACACTACACCCCTGAGATGCTAGAGTACTGTAAGAACGATGTGTTGCTTAACTACAAGGTCTATGTCGCTCTTCGTCAGGAGAGCAAGGGCTTCACGCCTCAGTCAGTACAGATAGAACATGCAGTCGCTAAGATCGTTGATGAGCAACGAACTACGGGGTTCTTGTTAGACGTTAAGAAAGTTATGGGCTTGATGGCTATGTTTGAAACTAAGCTATATGATCTGGAGGCAGAGGTTCAAGAAGAGTTCCGGCCTGTTGTGACTACTCAGATACTGTCGCCAAAGTTTACAGCCACAGGTGCAGTAGCTAAGACAGCAACAGATCAACACGGCAAGGGTACTAGGCTGACTGATGAGGAGCATAAGCGCATAGTACTAGACATAAACTCTAGAGCCATTGCTCGTAAAACTGAAACGCCTTTTAACTTAGGATCACGCAAGCAGATTGGCGAGTACCTAATTCGTTTTGGTTGGAAGCCTCAGAAGTTTACGCCTACTGGACAACCAATCGTTGATGAGGCAGCTTTAAATAAAGTTAAGAACATTCCACAAGCTGCATTGATTGCTAAGTATCTGATGGTGCAGAAGCGTTTGGCTCAGACTAAGAGTTGGATTAAGGAACTTAACGATGACACTGGCAGAGTCCACGGCTATGTTAATCCTAATGGTGCAGTGACATCTCGCATGACGCACTCTCATCCTAACATGGCTCAAATTCCAAGCAGTACCTCGCCATACGGTGAGGAGTGCAGGTCTTGTTGGACAGTACCGAAAGGCTACAAGCTAGTAGGCATTGATGCTTCTGGCTTAGAACTGCGGATGCTTGCACACTATTTAAATGACGAGGGGTACACAAATGAAATCCTTAACGGAGATATACACACCACAAATCAAAAGCTTGCGGGACTTGAGTCAAGAAATCAGGCTAAAACTTTCATCTATGCATTACTGTATGGAGCCGGAGATGTTAAGCTTGGGTCTGTGGCTAACAGAGGCAGAGAAGGTGGTAAAGGACTTAGACAACGCTTTTTTGATAACCTCCCATCATTTAAGACTCTTACAAGCAGAGTTCAAAGAGAAGCAAAAAGCGGATTCATTAAAGCACTAGACGGTAGACGCTTGACTGTTCGCTCAGAACATGCCGCCCTGAATACTTTGTTGCAAGGAGCCGGAGCAATCGTGATGAAGCAAGCACTTATATTTCTACAAGAGATGATCACAAAGAATGGACTAGACGCTAAGTTTGTAGCCAACGTCCACGATGAGTGGCAGATAGAAGTCAGAGAAGACCATGCCGATGCTGTCGGTAAGCTAGGTGTCAAAGCAATTGTTGAAGCAGGTCTAACCCTTAAACTTAATTGTCCTTTAGACGGAGATTATAATGTCGGAAACAACTGGAGTGAGACTCATTAAGACTGAAACAAAAATTAATCCACGCACAGGGAAGCCCTACTACTACAAAGATAATCCTAAAGCGGTGAAGGCTAGAGATGCCAAGCGCATGTATGTTAATGGCAAAGAAATTTCAAAGTATGATCCTGTACATACTGCGGGTAGATACAAAACTTTAGAGGGTGCTGCATTCGCATCTTTAAATAACTACTCTAGTGTTGAAGAAGGCTATGTGTATGCTGTGTCTAATCCTGCATGGGAAGGTTGGTTCAAGGTTGGCATGGCTCTAGATGCATACGATAGGTGTGCAGGGTATCAGACCTCTTCCCCTTTTAGAGATTATAAGGTAGAATACTGTAAGTATTTTACAGATAGAAGAAAAGCTGAACAGAACATACACACTAAATTAGCTGAACAAAAAATAGAAAGTCGAGGCGAGTGGTTTCGAGGATCGCTCACTAATATAAAATCTGTTATCCAACAACATTAATATGCGCTAAAAACTGTAGAATTATCACACTTTATAGCGCATAGAACTGCAAACCACGAACAGGAAAATCACGATGGAATTAAATACACTAGTACCCGACATCTACAAACACTTAGAATCTTTATCAGATGGCATACCTCTGCCTCTAACTGAAGCTGAGATAGATAAGACAGTAGCTGACATGAAGGTAGCTTTAATGTCTTGGGCAACACCCAGAGAACGTAACAGAGACTTCACTCTGCGTATGTCTAACATTGGGAAGCCATCTCGCCAGTTGTGGTACGAGAAGCGTGACGAGAAGGGCCGTGGCGGTATTGATGGCGCAACACAAATCAAGTTTCTGTACGGTCACTTGCTTGAAGAGATCGTGTTGATGCTTGTACGAATGGCCGGACACAAAGTAACAGACGAACAGAAAGAAGTTACAGTTGACGGGATCGTTGGACACATGGACTGCAAGATCAATGGCGAGGTTGTCGATGTTAAGACTGCTTCGCGCTTTGCATTCAACAAGTTCAGGGAAGGTCGCTTGGCACAAGACGATCCGTTTGGTTACATGGGTCAGCTTGCAGGGTATGAAGAAGCAGAAGGCACAGATAAGGGTGGCTTCTTGGTGTTGAACAAAGAGAGCGGTGAGTTGTGCATGTACGTGCCTGACGATCTAGATAAGCCAAACATTAAGTCAACAATCAGCAAGCTTATTCCTTCTCTTAAACTAGACACGCCTCCTGCTCTTTGCTATGATCTAGTAGCAGACGGCAAGAAAGGAAACATAAAGTTGCCGAAGGGTTGTAGTTGGTGTAAGTATAAGTATCAGTGCCATCAAGATGCTAATGATGGTGATGGGTTAAGAACCTTTAGATACTCTAATGGATTAACATACTTGACAACAGTTGTGGTCGAGCCAAAAGTAGAGGAACTACTATGAACAGGAAGAAGTCTAAACGCATTAAGTCTCAGTCAGCCGCTATCATTGTTGAGTGGTTTGGTTCTCTGTTAGACAAAGAGGAGAGCAGTAAGATCAATGTAAAAAACTACATGTCTTTCATGCCTGAACAGACACACTACATGGCGGGACGCACAATGTTTTTAAACGCCTATCATCCTAAGTGGATCGCCAAGACAATCAAACAACTCTTGCGTGACTCTCCAAAGCTCTCTATCGAAACAATTACTTTGGAGGATATACAATGGAAGAGGAGATAATTACTATTGAGGATATGATTATTAATGTAGGTAGCTTTCTTCACAGTACCTCTGGTTCTGTTACTGATATAGATGGACAGTTTCTTAAAGACTTTCGGCTCCTCATAGACGCAGAGTTAGAAAGGCGGGAGGCACAGATCCATTGACTTACGTTAAAAAGGGACACCGTAAACCTAGAGCAGTGCGGCCTAAGACTCCTAATCTTGTTGAGGGCTACGATTCTAACTGGGAGTACGAGTTACATACAGGCATCCTAGATAATTGGAGCTTCCATACTGACAAGGTTTCGTATACCATTGATCATAATTATCACCCAGACTTCTTGCGCGAGATTGACGGCAAGAAGATTTTACTTGAAGCCAAGGGACGGTTTTGGGATTACGCGGAGTACAACAAGTACATCTGGATAAGCAAGGTATTACCTGAAGACACGGAGCTAGTCTTTCTGTTTGCTAATCCAAGCGCACCAATGCCTCAAGCCACAAGGCGCAAGGACGGAACTAAAAGAAGCCACGGTGAGTGGGCAAGTAAGAATAACTTTAGGTGGTTTAGCGAGGACAGTATCCCAGACAGTTGGATCAATGTGAAAAACAAAGAGACTTTCGACTGATGGACGAATCCAACCGCAAAGATGAGAGGCGCGATAGTTTTCTCAGGAAGAAGAAGTTTAAAAAGATACAAGGTTCTTCCAAGTTAAAAGAAACTAGACGCAAAGAAAACAAAAACCTAACTAACGAGATAGCTTATGAACAAGAGACTAAATGATGTGGCTCCTAGCGAGTGGGACAAAGCCGCGCGTAGTAACATAACCCACGACATGACCACAGAGAAGGGTAGACAAGCAGCGTGGCAGGAACTAGCTCACGTAGGCTTAGAGGCTTGGATGCAACCTGATGGCTACGATACTGAGCAATACGATCTAGATGCTGACGATGAGACATATTCAGAAGTCTATAAAAAGCTAGTAGCTCAAGAGCAGGAAGAAAAAGAAGATTTAATTAACAGACCTTCGCACTACAACACAGGCAACATAGAATGTATAATGGCAATAGAAGAGTCTAT